ATACTTTTGATTGTTGCTTCATCCATGTGAAGTACCTTTTGTAATTATCCTCTGAAGGATAAATGAAAATTAAGTACTTACACAAAATTTAGAACAGTCCCTTCCATGACAAACATTTATATAAGTTTTGAATGTAAACAATCTATCACAAAATTATAATCTCAACTCTTTGAAGGTTCTCTCATCCAACTTTCGAAGTTGGTCCAATGTGTAAATTCGCCCTTCAGGATCAAAGAACTTTTCAAAATCAAATTTCCCATCTTTATAGAGCTTAAAGCGCTTTGGCCCTAGCCACTCCCTTTGAAAGAAATCATCTGTTTTCTTAAAGAACTCTTTGAATGTGGTGTTTGCATCTAACTGTCCTATTAACTGGCTTCGCTCTTCTTTGAGGATGTCTTTAACTCTACGTTCGTCCATTACAAATGGTCGTTCGCCAACAAGTTGACCGTCCTTCTCGACCGGAACCAAGATACTGCGACAGTTAGGATGTAACGGCGGCACTCGCTTTGCCGGATCATTTATTTCCCACACTGAACCATCTAATGAAGCGCAAAGCTTAGAAGTTCGTCCATCTAAAACGCTAACAAATCGGACATATTCAAAGCCAATTTGGTTGAAGCTATTTAGATAGGCTTGATTAGCTACATGACTTCGCACAGTTCTTACCGTTCGCTCAATATCAGTTTTGGTACCATTTAAGATCCCATCTTCATAGTTAAGCCGTTTGGTACCACGAATACGCTGAACAATTTCTTGGTTAGTTTTGCCTGAATTAATACCATCTCGAATTGCATACTCAAGCTTTTGACGGGCACTTTCAGCAATTCTTGAAAGCAGATCATCGACAAGAGCGCCACCTGCCAACGGAACTTTTTTAGCGGATAAGAATAGTTTTTCCCCATCAGGCTTATTAATTTTTGCTCCATAGAGCTTAGCTACGTAATTGGCCTCATAAACAGCCAGCGCCGTAGCAGAAACGGCAAAAGCTTCAGGTAATGCTAAATTAACACTGGCAAACCATTGGGCAATCAAATCCCTAATTTCCCTTAAATTTGAAGTTGTATATTTACCACCAGCTAAAGCAACTTTCTCCGACTCATTAAGCTCATCCAATAAATCCCGAAGCTTAGATAGCATCTTGCTCGTATCATCATTGAATAAAGCCAATAACTCATTTACCGTTTTTGATGAAGCACGATAAAGATAGGCCTGGTGCTGAGTGAGTGCTTCAAATAGTTTTTTGATATCTGTTGCCATCTCACTCTACCTTTTGATTTAAAGTCCCATCTTGCTCTGCTTCAACATTCTGAAGCTCTTCTTCATATTTTTGTTTAGGGAACATACCTGTTTGGTTGTATTCCCACCATGATTTAAATGAAGATCGGCCTTGTAGAGCTGCTTCAAATAACTGTCGAGCTAACTCAGCTAAATAACCCTGTTTGTTAAATTCTTGACTGATTTCGAACATCAAATCATCTTTAGTTAGAACATCCACATTAGGCGTTACAAACTTAGCAGCCCATCGTAATGCTGCTGACAAGGCTTCATTCATATTAACGACACAGAGCGAAAGAACTGAATGCTGAACGGCGTCATCACTATTCGCTTCGGTAGCGGTCTTTTTACTTCCCGAGCCCTTCTCAATTAAACGCGCCCCCATCTCCTTCATTTTTTCCCACTTATCTTTCATCGCTTCCCGGGCAAGAGTATTAGGGTCGGCTTGTACAATTCCTAAACCACCATTTTCAGGTAAAGGCAAAAGTACTTTCGCTCCAATGTAGATGCCACGTTTCTTGGCTTGGTCATACCACTCCCAATTAACACCCTTCGCATAATATTGAGGTTGCCCCATATAAAAAACGGACTCTTGAAAGTCCGCACTGTCTCTGTAATGGGCTAAATTGAGATTAGCCAAAGGAAGTAATGGTGGCTTTTTAATCTCTTCTGAATTATCAATTGCACCTACAAATGTAAAAGGTATATAGGTCCAGAAATTCCCGTTGTAATCTGTTGGAAACTTCTTCTCTCCGCCAACCCAGTTACCCTTTTCACCCTTTGTGTACACCTGAACGGAATAAATATATTCCCCATTTCCCTCTTGCTCTAAACGAAGTACGCGATATTGCTCTTGTTCGGTTTTACTAAAGCCATCAGCACCGCGCTCAGACCTAAATTCACGGATAACCACGAGACAAAGTTTTTTCTGGTTATCGACCATTACTGAATCCCAATTCACTACATCTATGGCATTCAATAAATGAATCATTGGATAGGCTTTTTGCGCTTTAAATTCCGCTAGATTACGAGCTGGTGGCACATCGGGATAATCAACATATAAAGCGCAACGATAATGCTTCAATAAGTGGCGAATTCCATTTTGAGCCAATTGATAAGTACTTAAACCGGCTCCATTCGCATTACGTTCTAAATGAGCAAGCTCGGGAGGAAATTTAAAACTTGGATCTGTTGCAAAAGCTGCTCCAACTAAACTATTTGATGTAGTCCCTGTTACTTCATAAAAGACTGCACGAGTAAGATAAGCCTCATAAGCGCTTTTATTTGCAGGTGATTTATCATGTGCATTTGGCATCGGCAAATATTTTTCACCTTTAGCCTTAACCGCATCTTCACCTTCACAAACATCATCAAGTTTTTGCCAGTATGGCAAGTTTTTAACATATTCAGGATGTTTAAAAGTTACGTCACTCATCGAGCAAATCCCATATCAGCAAAGAAGGCCTCAAAACCTTCATGTAATTCATTAAACGCATCTGAGGCTGCATCCACTTGGTCATCATGTGTACCGTTAGGAAAATGACGAAGCTCATCAATAAAGTCCTTATTCCATTCACCTTTGAGCATACGTACATTTCCTACGTTAACTTGGGCCGCAAATGGTTGTGCCCGTGTAAGCTTGTCACCTGAAATTGGTTTGGCTATCACGCTATAACCCGCAAGAAGCTTTACAAATGAACTAGCTTGCGATTTACCAGCTTGACCAGGGTCTTGTGGTAGGCGCACAGAAACTTTTTTCCCATCTATTTTTGCTGTTTGTTCTAAGCGCTTATTCACATTGTCTGGACCAAGCTGTCCTCTAGTTACATCGACAATGTAAGTAAAACCATCTGCGCCTAGAGCTTCTCGCACACCTACTGTAAAGTCGCCCTCATTTTCGGTAGCCCCAAAATCCCAAGCCCTAACTTGTTTCACTACATCCGCAGGCAAAGCATCAACAATTTGAATATTGTCGGGCTTAAAAAAACCGCCTGCTGGCGGTGATGGCATTTGTCGGTACTGCCCGGCAAATACATATGGTGCTGCTTGCTCCATTAGCCTCAATTTTTGGATATTGTGTTTTGCTGGCCACAGTGCGGATCCGTCTTCCTGAATAGCTGAAAGACATAGATGCTCCCATACTTCACCGTTACCACCAGCTACAGGAACGCCGTCTTTTCTATCACCTAGCAACCATCCAGCTAAATCATCTTCATGAAGTCGCTGCATAATCACAATGATCGGCGTATCTGGCGAGTTAGTACGCGATTCGAGTGTGTTCTGAAACCAATCAATTACCCCTTCTCGAATAGTTTTTGATGAAGCTTCATGTGCTTTGTGCGGGTCATCAATAATAATGCAGCCGCCAAAGCCTTTACGAAGTTTTCCTGCACCAAAACCGGTAATCGTGCCGCCTGTACCAGTCGCATAGCAGACACCACCTTGGGAAGTTCTCCAGAAGTCTTTAGCCTTACTATCATCACGCAATGTAAGCTCGGGAAAGACTTTTCTATACGCCTCTTCTTGCACAAGGGTTCGTATTTGGAAGGCATTATTTGCGGCAAGCATTGCCGAGTAACTGATATGAATAAACTCACAGTCTGGATTCTTACCAAAACACCAAGCCATGAAATTAATTACAGCAATTTCAGTTTTAGAATATCGTGGTGGAACGTTAATAATTAACCGCTTTATCTCTCCGCGATAAACTTTCATTAAAGCTTCACAGATTTCTAAGTGGTGCCAATTTTGCATCCATTTATAACCACGGCGCTCCTTAAACATGTACCTTGTGAAGAAATATAAATCTTCTTGCGCCTCGATCCGGATGGCTTTATCCCGAGCCGCATCAGTACTCATCTAAGACCTCCCTCCGCGCTTTTAAATACTCTTCCATTGGAACAGGCACATCCGAATTAACCGTTTGTAATGGTCCGCCGTCTTTGCCTGTAATTTCTTGGCGATTAGTAAATTGTCCACCAATATCTTTTGCAGCTTGTTCTAGAATTTTTAGCGCTGTTTTAACGTTTCTAGTTCTATCAAGCTGTCTTTGGTATTGCTTCAGACGGTAGTACTTATTAGCAATAGGAATATCAATTAAGCCTTCATCAAATTTCTCTCTGGTTGATTCAAAAAGCTCAACAAATTTCTTGCTTAAGTTTCTGCCCGAATATTTTGTTGGATCATAGCATTCACATTGGCTACGACTAATATCAACTCCAAACTCTTGCTTGACCTGTTCAACCACTTCTTGAGGGGTATCACGGCATGCAAGAGCTTGAACAATAAATATTTTCACAGGCTCTTTTAGTGCTGCCATAAATTCCCCTTCGTACAGCTACGTACAGCAAACAGGACAAAAAAAAGAGCCAAAAGGCTCAATTGATTACACAATTTCCGCAGCATCTTGAAATATCAAGATTCGAAACAAACGGCGGATTTTTTGCGACTTCAATAAGTCGCTTAACATTTTTGCTTGGTCCATAACGTTTAACTACGCCAATAAACTCTTCAACGTCATGACCTGCAAGATAGTGCTTAGGAAGACCAGAACTATCGCTATAAACAATTTCTCCGTCCTCGTCTCTCATCACTCCAATGTGATAAAGCTCATGTTCAAGCAAAGCACAGAACTCTGTATCATTTGCACGCTCACAAAAAGAAGCATCGACAGTTATTAAGTAAGTTGGCACAATGCCGAACCAATCTCGCATCTGTTGCTCTTGTCTAGCTTTACGCCATCCACCAACATTGAACATGACTTTTTCACATTGCCCCAGCACCATCGCCTGCTTGCTTTTATATGCAGAAGAGGCCCAAGCAAATGCTAAAAATTCTTCATTGTCGTGAAGCAGTTCACCTATGTGATCATGATCGGGGTTATAAAGAGGTCCACCAATAGTTAAGTAATTAGCAACAACCCATTTTTTTAGATCTGGTGCTGGTGTTAGTCTAATTGCTTCTTCTTCATCTGCTTGATCAATAAAATCAGTCGGTGGAAATGGTCTGATCTGCTCCATCTTCAATTCTCGCTAATTCACTTTTTATCCAGTTGATGACATATCCCGACAAAATAGAATCTGGATGAAAGCGCTCTATTTTATAACCCATCTCTTCAGCTTGATCATATCGATCAAGACTCCATGCTTTATTTGCCAGCTTTCCACCACGTCCACCAGACCAGGGCCCACCCTCAATTTCAATGAGCAAACGCAATTTCACAATATGAAAATCAAAGCGCCAGTGTTTGGTATGGATCGGTTGAAACTTACTTTCAAAACCAATAGCTAAATCAGTTAGTTCTTCTTTTAGAGTTGCTTCAGCTTCCAAATAGTTTTGCTTGGCTTTTGGTAATGGTGTGCTCTTTGGCTTGGGTTTCCTTTCTTTTTTCCTGGTGAGCATAAAATACTCTTTACCGTCCATATTTCACCCATAAAAAAACCGCCCTTAGGCGGCTTTTGTAGCTAATTTTCAAACCATTTACTAGCATTAAGAAGATTTTGGTATAAATTGATGTTATTTATAATTTCTTTATACTTTTCAATATTTGATGTTTTCCCGTTAATTTTAGCGCTATTAACAAATTCGTCTGTGATTACCTTTGTCATTTCTTCTGGGTCATCAACGCTAACTAAAGGATTTGCTTCTAAATTGGCCCCATATCTTTGAACTAACTCTAAATGTTTACCTGTATGTAATTTCAGTAATGGTAGTATCTTATTCCTTAGTTCTTCATTTTCTACTAACTCAGCATCCTTAATATCTTTGGCAACTTCGAACAATTTAGCTCTACATGTAAAAACTGAATCACCACCAAAGAGGTTGTCTGCAGCAAATGCTGACTCAATTCTTAATTTGAAGTGCTCTACTTGCAATTGCTCTAACAGTTGCTCTGACTTCTCATTTATCTGTTGAAGTTTTACACTATTCCCAATCAAAGTAATTTCAGATATTTTTTCAAAAAAAATAGCTATAAATGAACCAACCAAAAAAACTGTAGTTAGTACAGTTAAATCCCTAGAATCAATTAGCTCATTAACCCTTAAACATATAATGCCCGCAATAAAAATTAAGAATAGAACAAACACTATCACAAGACGTTTTGGCTTAATCTGATTCATTATAATCCATTCTTGGTTTAATTACTTAATCAAATCATAACACCATTTCAAATCATCAGGCGTTTCCAAATAACATCCGTTTTTATTGCAGAAGGCGTGAATGTCGTTAAGGTATTCAGTGAATTGAGCTGTACTTGCATCTGTAGTGCTCATTAGCTCGCATAGGCCGTTTGCTACATCTTGATAGAGTGGATGCTTAGAATCCTTCAACTCTCTAACAGCTTTGAATGTTTTCTTGTATTGGCCAACGTCATCACGGTCATAGATTTTGGATAAGAAGTTCTTCTTAAAGAACAAGTGCTCGTAATCTTTATCCGTTCCCTGCTTCTTAGCCCATTGATTAAGCCACATCCAGTACAAACGATTTTGAGCCTTTGAACGGTCTTTCTCTTGAGGTGCAATCAATACGACTAAGGGCTTCCCTTCACTCGCTGCCTTTGCATGATTAGTATTGAGATAGCCAATTACATAGTTGATGTCAGAATGGTTTTTGATGACGAATCTAGGTTCCATTTTGACCTCGCAATAAAAAACCACCCGAGGGTGGCTTAAACTTTCTCAAACTTAAAATCACTTCTTGATGTATAGACCTTTGCTATATGACGCAACG